TGACGCACAGCTTGATTCATTTATTGATTCAGCCGAGCAAACGATTTTGCCTTTACTTACGCAATACCAATCATCGGTGACATTTGCCAATGTGGATAATGCCGTCATTTATTTCACAACTATCCGGCCAAATTATTTTGTGCCGGGGCAATCTGTCATTGTTACCGGGGCCGGAACCTACAATGGCACTTACACAGTCACCGATGATCGGATTGAGCCATTTACATTTACAGCGGCCACAGCTGCAGCTGACCGGACTTACCCATTGCCATTTATCCCAAGCGCATTGGCTACATTAAGCGGATCATCAGCTGCACAGCTGTACGCCAGCACACCGCCAATTGAAAACGCAATTTTGGTTGTTTCGGTTGAGATTTTCCAAAGCATTACAGCTCCCGGCAATCAAATTATGGCAGACAATTTTCAGCCATCACCATTTGTGCTTGGTCGCAGCTTAACAAATAGAGTCGTTGGCCTTTTAGGCCCATTCTTGGATGTTGAGGCAATGTGCCAATGACCATTGAAGCTGACATCCGCACGCCATTGCAGACCGCACTTTCAACAATTGCAGCCAATGTGTATAACGGCATTCCGGAGGCAATGACTAGCCCAAGCATTTGTTTGATTCCCGATGCACCTTATCTTGAGAGCGTTTTAATTAATGGCGCAACAACTAAAGTCAAAATCAATCTGACCGTGACTGGTGTTGTTGCATATATGAACAACGCAGCAGCTTTGGACAACCTCGAACAACTAATGATTGACATTATCAGCACAATGCCATCTGGTTATGAAGTCGGCAATGTCAATCAACCTCAACCATTGGAAGTCGGTGCAGGTAAATACCTTACAGCCGATTTACAAGTCAGCACCTATTACACCAACTAAGGAGAAATCATGCCAACAACAATCGTCACCGGCAGAGACATCACTTTCACCATTGCTGGTGATACTTATGATGCTCAGGCCACCTCAGCAACACTGACTATTGATTCCACAATCAATACATATCAAACACTCGATGGCAAGGCGTATTTTACGACTGATTCGCAAGGATCGTTCGCTGTTGAAATGCTTGCCGACTGGCCAGCAGGTGGATCACTGTGCAACGCGCTTTGGACAGCGGCAGACACAGCACCAAACACACCATTGGCGGTTGTTTTTACAGCTGCATCAGGATCAACATTCAATTTTGATGTGCAGCCAATTTTCCCATCAGCTGGAGGCACAGCACCAGATGCACAAACTGTCTCACTAGCATTTACCTGTGTGACCACACCAACACTATAAAAAGGAGATCGGGAGCATGAAATTACCAATCACAATAGAGTTTGTTTCGGGGGATAGCGCGACATATACCGCGCTACCACCGGAATGGATGAAATGGGAACAAAAAACCGGAAACACGATTCAACAAGTGTCTGAGAAATTAGGCATTGCAGATTTGATGTTTTTGGCGTATCACGCAAGCAAGCGCGAGGCAGCTGGAAAGCCTGTCAAGCCATTTGAAGTGTGGTGCGAGACTGTGACTGACATCAGCATGGGAGAAACCGAAAACCCAAAAGTTACGAATCCGGATCAATAAACCGGATTCTTTGGGAATTAGCAATCACCACGGGATTGTCACGATCAGAGTTTCAAACGGCCGAAGATGTTTTAACAGTTTTTGAGATTCTAAGGATACGAAATGGCGACTGAGGCAATTACATACGATAAGAATGAATTGCGCGGGATTCTTAAGGCTTTTAAAGCCATGGATGAAAGAGCTGTGCAACAAGCCAAAGGCGTATCAAATGGGTTGGCCACTTATGTGCAATCAAAAATCAAGAGTGCAGCTGGTGGCCGACCAAATAAAGCCGCCAGCCGTGTTGCTGATGGATCGCGTGTAAGCAAATCATCCAAAATTGGCGAATTGTCATTTGGCTTTGTATCTCAAAAATTTAGCGGTGGAGCTACAACCCAACAGCTTTGGGGCGGTTACGAATTTGGTTCAAATAAATTCAAGCAATTTCCGGTGTGGTCAGGCCGTGAAGGTCGCGGCTCAAGAGGATACTTTATTTATCCAACCTTGAGAGCTGAGCAACCTCACATTATTGCTCAATGGGAAGCTGCATTTACTAAGATTTTGAAGGAGTGGTGATGGCCGGACAAAGTAGAACGCTCAAGCTCTCTATTCTGGGTGATGTAGATCAGCTCAAAAAAAGTCTTAGCACCGGCTCAACAGAGGTGCAAGGTTTTGGCGATAAAATTGGCAATTTTAGTAAAAAGGCTGGATTGGCGTTTGCCGCAGCTGGTGCCGCAGCTGCCGCATATGCTGGCAAATTGCTTATTGATGGTGTGAAGTCTGCCATTGCCGATGAAGCTGCACAAACTAAATTGGCCACAACTTTGGAAAATGTCACCGGTGCCACAAATGCTCAAATTAAAGCGGTCGAGGCGCAGATACTTAAGACATCTTTATTGACTGGAAAAACCGATGATGAGCTGAGGCCATCGCTAGATCGTCTATTGAGAAGCACAAAAAATGTTGAAGAAGCACAAAGGTTGCAAGCTATTGCTTTGGACATTAGTGCAGGATCGGGCAAATCTTTAGAAGCCGTTTCAAATGCGCTTGCCAAAGCTAGTGAAGGTCAAACCACAGCTCTTGGAAAACTAGGTGTTGGCATTAGTGCTGCCGAGCTTAAAACTATGTCATTTGAGCAAATCACAGCTAAATTGGCAGGCACATTTGAAGGTCAGGCATCAAAACAAGCTGACACATTTGCCGGCAAAATGGCTCGTCTCAATGTGGCAATTGATGAAGGCAAGGAAACAGTCGGATCATTTGTGCTGGACGCAATTACGCCGCTAGTTGATAAATTTGTTGATGATGTTGTTCCAGCAATCCAAAAATTTGCAGATGCAATTGGGCCACAGCTTGAGCCAATCATAAAAGCTTTGGGCACATACATCAATGACACATTTGTTCCAGCGTTCAAAGCCATTTGGTCATTTCTTACCACTTTTCTTATTCCAACATTTACGGCAGTTTTAAAGCCAGCTCTTGAAGGATTGAATACGGCATTTAATACAGTTAAAACGGCTATCAATAATAATTCTGAGGAATTAAAACCTTTGGTTAAATTTATGAAAGCGGTCGCGGATTTTGCCAAAGATACGCTTGCTCCAATTTTAGGTGGTGCTTTAAAAATAGCTTTGAATGTAGTTGCAGGAATAGTTGCAGGCCTTGTGACTGGTTTCTCTAATTTGGTTTCGGGCATCAATTCTGTTGTCACTAAAGTAAAAGCATTTATTGAATTGATGAAAAATAATCCGGTTACGCGATTTTTTGGTGGTGGGGATAATTCTAAAGGCTTGAGAGCCGGCACGGCAGAATTTGGCGCAGATATGGGCGGCGATCCATTTGCCAGCAATGATGGAGGAGGTCAAACATTTGGCGGTGCAATTGATCCGCGCACTTTTACAGGCGCACCGCTTGGTGCCTATTCACCAGCGATGCAAGCTGCAATTTTAAGGCGCGAGGAATTAAAGGCAGAAACCGAAAGATTGCGACAAGCGAGAGAAGATAGAGCTGCAAACCGCGTGATTGCAACCGGTGGGCTTACAACGGCCGAGCGCGTGATAATCAATGTCAATGCTGCCTCAATTATTGATGAGGAAGGATTTTCCAGAGCCGTTTCAGATGCGCTCAATAATTCGACTTTCAGAGGCACCAATGGCGCATCGAATTTGGTTTATTTATGACACTTTTTAATCCTGTTTGGCGTGTCAAAATTGGTGGTGTTCAATATACAAATTATGTTTTGGCCAACCTTTCGACCACATCAGGTCGCACCAACATTTATGAGCAGGCAAATGCAGGATATGTAAATCTTGAGCTAATCAATTTAGATCAATCCAACATTGACATTGAAATTAATGATTCTGTCACTATTGAATTGCAAGATTCCACAGCTACATTTGTGCCAATCTTTGGCGGCACAGTCGTTGATTTAGGCATTGGCATAGCTGCATCGGGTGCGGTCGGAATTAACCAATCTGTCAGAATTACAGCTGTGGGAGCTTTGGCCAGATTGCCAAAAGCCTTGACCGATGGCGTGCTGACACAGGATTTTGATGGAGATCAGATTCTTACAATCCTCACAGATTTGTTGGTCAATTCATGGAATGAAGTGCCAGCAGCTTTGACATGGGCTACTTATGATCCAACAACTCAATGGCAGGATGCTGAAAACACAGGCTTGGGCGAAATTGACACACCCGGCAGCTATGAATTGGCACAACGATCATCATCAACCATTGATGTTTATTCATTAGTGTCAGCTTTGGCAACATCGGGATTGGGCTACATTTATGAGGATGCTCAAGGCCGCATCTCCTATGCCTCGGCAGATCATCGCTCAATTTATTTGGCCACCAATGGCTACACCGATGTGTCAGCAGCTCAGGCATTAGCTAATTCATTATTTGTGCAAACTAGAGCTGGTGACATCAGAAACGAAATTGTGCTGAAATACGGCACCAATTCAAATTCCGAGGTGACAGATAGTGATGCCGATTCCATATTGGCCTATGGCAAACTAGCTCAAATCATTACAACAACAGTCAAGCATCAAAATGATGCTGAGGATCAGGCAGCGTTTTATTTAACGCTCAGAGCCTACCCACAGGCTAATTTCAATCAAATCACATTTGAGCTAACAAACTCTGAAATTGACGATGCAGACCGCGATGCCTTAATTGGCATTTTTATGGGCTTGCCTTTACGCATCACCAATTTGCCACTTAACATGGCATCAGGCACCTATCTTGGATTTGTTGAAGGCTGGTCATGGCGTGCCTCTTACAACAGCGTTTCGGTCACGGCTATCCTTTCGCCATTGTCATTCTCATTGCAAGCCATGCAATGGCAGGATGTCGCAATTGCAGAACAATGGAACACAATTAGCGGAAGCCTAAATTGGGCTGATGCGTTAGTCGTAGCGTAAGGAGACAAATTGAGCAATCCAACAACCCCGTTTTCGTGGCAAATGCCGACAGCCACGGATTTGGTCACAGATTTACCGGCAGACTTTGAGGTTTTTGGTCAAGCTGTTGCCACATCAATGGCCGATTTATTAGGTGGCACAGCCGGTCAAATTCTTGCAAAAAATTCAAACACCGACATGGACTTTGTTTGGATTGCAAATGATCAAGGCGATATCACCGGAATTACAGCCACATCTCCTTTGACAGGTGGTGGCACATCGGGTGCTGTAACTGTTGGAATCCAAGATGGCACAACAGCTCAAAAAGGCGCGGTGCAATTAGAAAATTCCACATCTAGCACATCGACAACAACGGCAGCCGTGCCGGCAGCTGTGAAGTCAGCTTACGATTTAGCCGATGGAGCAATTGCCAAAACAACTGTTACAACAGCTGGTGACATTATTTATCGCAATGCAACCGTGCCAGTCAGATTGGGAATTGGAACCGCTGGACAGGTTCTTGCCGTCAATTCCGGTGCAACAGCTCCAGAATGGATTGCAGCTCCCGGAGTAGGCACTTGGTCATCAGCTGCATCAGGTTCATTTACAGGTTCAAGTGTTGTAATTAGCTCACTTACTGGTCGTGAATTTATGATACAGGTCAATGGGTTATCAACTGGTGGGGACAACACTCCACTTTTAAGATTTAACGGCGACAGTGGGCAAAATTACGGACGACAGAATCTTCAAGATGGATTCAATGACGGAATGACTTTAGGTCGCACAGGAAGCGCGGGCGCAGCTTTACAAGGAATGGTTTATATTCCAAATGCTAGTGAAACAACAATGTGGAAATATGCAATCGGTGGTCGAAATGGCGAAGTCTATGGCGGATTCTAT